ATATATAATTTATTTTATAATATAAAAAATATTATATGTTTTTTTTCTTAAACCCAAAAAGGGCAGTCGATATGACCACCCTTTCAAGTTCAAAACTAATCGTTAGATTAAGGAGTTTCAAGTGCCGCTTTAGCAGTTGAGAACGTACCTTGTACGATTGCATTAGGAGAATAGTTTGTAAGTGCCACACGCTCTTGCGCTCTAACAGTAACAAATCCATCTCTAAAGTTGGTTGAATCTTCTCTTGAAAATTCGATTCCAAGTCCATCACGCACCCATAGTTGAGATGCTTGAGCCAAGTTACCAACAAGGAATTTCCCGGCAGTAACGGCGGTGTTCAATGTAATTGGCACACCATTGATTGCTGGTTGAATACCTTGAATGATTTGATTTTTCAAATATTCGTTGGCAGTTGATTTAAGCAATACGATTTTATGGAAATCGGTTGGATTCAAAAGAATCGTGTCGGCTTGATAATTAGAAAGTGCCAATTGGTTCAATGCGGCAATAAGTACATCAAATTCATTTGCAGACTCGACCGCATCATCAAACGCACCACCTGAAGTGATAAAAGCGGCACCATCGGTGAATAGACCATCAAGGTTTGGAGAAGAACCATCACCATTAAGGATTTCAGTATCCTCAACAGACAATACTTTTCCGGGTACTCTTGCCGATAGGTAAGAAGATAATCCGGGTGAATCGCTTAACATCTCTTCAGTTATTCTCATAAATGTCCCGATTTTCTCAACATTTACGCTTGTAGCAGTAATGTCAAAATCAGATGCACCAAGAGTTGAACCTTGAGCAGTTGCGGCGGCACCATCATCATAAGCAGATTCTTTAGGGAATCTAATTGTTTGAGCATCGGTGTTTCCGATAGGCAACAAAGTTCTGATGTGAACGCTTCTTGAAGGGTCGAATTTGAAGTCTGAAATTACAGTTTCTCCAGCAACAACACCAGTATATGCATTCGCCATTGTCATATCACCGGCCTTGATTTCAAATCTTGCGGCGTTGGTGTTACCTTTTATAAGGGCATCGATTGCACCATCTTTGATGGCAGATTCGATTTGACCTTTAAAAGTTTTTGAATTTACACCTGAAAGCGTTTTTTTGCTTTCCATTTCGATGGCATCCATTCGCTTTGTAGCGGCTTCCATCTTTTCATTGTAATCATTAGTCAAATTTGTGATCTCGCTTTTAAGACTTGACTCGACTTCACCTTTGGCATTATCTTGCGCTTGGTTGAAAGCCTTTTCAATCTTAGAATCTACGATGTCACCGATTTGGTCTAATTGATTTTTAATTTCCTCGTTCATATCTTATTTTTTTAGAACGTTAGACAAATAGTTTAAAATCTCGGTTGAATCCCCTTTCACGACTTCCGGCTTCGTAACCTCAATGTCAGTTGGCGAAGTGGTCATATTCATAAAAATAGATTTCAATTTTAATATTTCCGCCTCAAGAGTGTATCCAAGTTCATCAGATATATTCCCTTTGCGGACTAATTTTGCAATATTATCATATCGCTTAATTACTTTATTTGGGTCAACGTTGCCCTTGACATCCAAAATCATTGCTTGGTCGTTGGCGGCAAGTGTAACGGCAGAAACCTCATACAGTTTCACCTCGTTAATCTCACGCCTACCATTTACCATTTCTTTTTGGATGGGTAGAATCCCAACAGAGTTTTCGGTAATTACCCCGGCTTTGATTAGTTCAATGACATCCATACCCAATTGCGTTTTGGCAATCTGAGCCTCAAAGACAAGACCTTTTTCATCTTCCTCCAAATGAACCATTTTCCCGATAGGTTTGTCCATATCGTGTTGGTAAAGGTATTTGACCCTTCTACCGTTTTCGGCAATGGTCTTTTTGTATGCCCCGGATTTGATTATATCATTATCAGAATCAACGTTGTTAAACACCGATGCGTAACCTTTTACGATTCCCGCTTTTTCATCGGCATCAATTAGTTCCCCCATTGGGGACTGCTTAAATATAATATTATTCATATTGCAAAGATATTAAATTTCATCAATAACATTTTGAGCAACCATTTCACCGGCTAATCCAAACGCCAACCCTTCAAGTTGCGTTGTGGGTTGTGCATCCGGTTTTGGTATATGGGCAACCGCACACCGGCAGTTGATAACATTTGCCGCCCTTCCTCTTGGGTCACCCGGCATCATTAACAGTTCACCGCCAACATTAAACGGCTTGTCCATATCTACGACTTGACCGTTGGTTGACCTATGTGATGCCCGTTCTCGACCATCAACGGAAGTCAACCATTCTTTTTGCAGACCATCAGAGCCAAACATATCAAGAGCAGACCTTTCGGCACCAAGATTCGCCGCATAAGTCGACTCAGTTCGCACAATCCTTTCCGCTTGGTATGCAGATAGTTTGTTAAATCTTGAACGTAAAATGCGACCACGCTCGGCGGCACCTAATGCCATAAATTCCGGGTCTTGCATAAATCGTTGTAAATTTTTTATCACCTCCGCCTTCGCCGTTCCCTGAAGTAAAACGATACGTTGACCGGCAACCTTTCGCCCGGCTTCGGCAAATCCCTCGCTCCACACATCATCGAACCCGGAAACATCTTGTCGTTTTGAAATTAGGCGGTCATAAGTTTTGGCGTACCACTTAGCAAATCGTAACCCGATATTTGAATAAAGTCCAACGTAAAGGTTTTCAAGTTCTCTTGACTTGAATAAATTATCGCCACCTCTTGGATTGTTGTCCAATAGAAAACCATCAATGGCTTTTTTGTACTGCTCATTGTAATATCGTTTGAATTTCGCAACCTCGGCTTTTTCTCCAATATCGAGTTGTTGGGAAAATTCTTTTCTCCAAGTTTCCCTATCGAACATATTTAGTCGTTTTCAGAAATACGCTTTGCCCAAGATACCATAGCCGCACCACCCCAAAGGTTATATGCTACATATCCACGGTCTTTCCACGGCTCATCTTTATATTGTGGGTCAATCTTTGCGTTGTCTTTGTGCCTTGCTAAAAAGGAGTTGACACGCCTTACGGTGTCCAATGATAATGCCTCACGACTTGCAAGTTGATTGGCTCTTTCCCAACCGACCCTTGTTCCGCCTTTGACAACATCACGACCATACTTCTCACGCCACTCCAACATTCGCTTGGCGTTATTGGTTGCACCTTGTGGGTAATCGGAATAAGTTTCCGCCTTTTGGCTTTTTTTGTCTGATGACAATGGGTGTTCCTCCGGTAGTAAATCCGTATCATACGCCCTTCTCTTGAATTTGCCAGTTCTAAGTGCATAGAGTAATCCGTTGACCCTACCCAATGCCCATTGATCTTCGCTCTGAACGTTTGGTCTGACTGATGATGGGTTTGTGCGATATGCACCTATCCCCCTTACAAACGACCTCGCCAACATTGAATATGTTGCCCTTTTAGCTGGGTTGTCACCATACTCTTCATTGTGGTCTTTTACCTTGTTACGCAACGCCGTTTCCATCGCTCCACGAATTTGTGGTGCTTTTTGGATGATTTCTCCCCCATCTGAATCGGTATTTTCATCATCATCATATCGACTATCAAGTTCGAAATTGTAGTCAAAATAATCGGCATCCATTTCGCCGTAAAATTCATCAAGGCGATTGTCTTTTGCCGCCTCATATTCCTCGTGAGTTTCAAATGGCATATATACCGTATAGCCATCATAAGTGTGTTCGTGGTAACCTTCACCACCCATTTCGTTTGCTCGTTGTTGTGCCTCACTAATTGTTGTAAATATGTCATTCATTCCCGGCACTTGTCTTTTCTCTGCCGGTTCAATATCTATTTGTTGGGGTGTCATATCGGGCATATCGGAATCGCCAAGTGGCAAAAGATTAGCCGGGATATAATATTCATCCATTCTTTCGTTTTCCTCATCCTTACCATAAGACATCGCCGCACGTTTCTCGTTTGGTGTCAGCCACCACGCTTGGGACATCTGAGCAACAACCTTGTCGGTTTCCTCTTGGAGTTCCGGGATAGTGGTATAATCAAAATCAATAAAAACCTTTTCACCATACTTGGGTGCCAACCAACGATTCAGTTCATCCCTTATTTTCATAAGTTCAGGAATCACCGCATTGGTATATAGCATTTTTCGTGCCTCCTTAATGTTGTTATAGGTTGCCGATTCAACATTGTTAAGCAATACCGCCGGTACATTGTAAACGTTGCAAAGGTCTTTGATAGTTCCGTTGTATTGTTCAATAAGCGAAAGGTCAGCCGCATTTAGTCCGAAGTTAACCCACGACAACTTCTTGGGGGTAATGATAACATCCCCGGCATTGCCTGACCCTTGATATTGTTGTCTGAATTTTTCCTTTAGTTGTTTGGCTTGTACTTCATTCAAATCCCCTTCCTCGGACATTAAAACACCCCTTGCCGTTTGGTTTTGTAGATACTTGACCCCGGTAGTGAGTGCCTCATTGTTGGCATCCATAGAACGCAATCCGGCTCTTAATGGCGACATACCATAAAGGTTTTGTCCTGACCCATCGAAATAGGGATTGAAATCTTTGATATGGCAAACATCATCGGCATCGATTTTAAATGTGCCATTATATTCCAAAGTGTAATGGTCAACCGGTTTCATAAACCCACCGGAATGGATTTCCATCGCTTGACTTGGCAATACATAAAGTTCGCCATACTTGGATTGGTTTGCACCTCTCTCCGGTGTAATTCCGTAGATATAACGGTTCCCGGTTAGCTTACCAAACGCAATCACCTCAGTCAAGAATGATGCGTAAGATTGTGCCGGGTTTGGTCGGTTCAATAGTTCGTGGATTTCAGTTCCCTCCAATTCAATCATCGAGTTCTTTAAAATGACTTGCGCCTTGTGGGTTGCGTTGGCATCGAATCCGTTTGATGTTAGTGCCTTATATTTTTTTAGGGAATTTTGACTTTGCACCTCATAAACTTGGAACGGCACCGTTGATGCCGCCTTTGTTATAAGATTGACAATCGAATAAACGGTTGAGTTGAAACGATACCCTTTGTTGATATACGAATCATCATTCTCAGCACTCGTGATTATCGTATCGCCTAAAAAGTTATATATCGCCCTATTAAATAGTTGATTTGTGGCTTGACTGTTTTTAGTCACGAGCCTTTTGAAGTTATCGAATATTGATGCCATTAAAGTCTATATTTTTACAAAAATAATAATTAAATAACAAAGAAGTCATTTCGCTTGGAGTATTGCGAATAAACGCCGTATCGAAGGCAGTCCATCTGGTGGTTCAGCCGATCTTGTGGCTTATTTATGATTGTTCCGTCTTTTAACTGTTCCCAATAGTATCCATTGTATTCCTTGAATATGTTTTTTGATTCTTGGCTTACGATGACATCAAATTCTTTTAAAAGTGAAATACCGGCGGTGATTGACCCTTGACCCTTGATTGCTGGTTTACAAACTATCCCCAACCTTCGGAGTTCCTCACCGGACTTTGGTTCGGCACTATCATAAAACGTTAATACTTGGTCATAACCATTTGCCTTGAAGTATTCAGCGATGTCACCGTTGGTCATTCCGGTGTTGTATAAGATTTCGTGAACATATAATTTATCTGATTTTCGGAAAATTATTGATGCCGCTGAGGGATCGTTGCTAAATCCAAAATCCAATCCAATGACCGCCTCGGTATGCAAATCAAATTCTGGGAAATCTTTGTGGGGAATAAAGTTCCAATTGCTGAATATCTGCCGGGCGGAAAACACCGCCTTTTGTCCCTCACCAAACACCCTCCAATAATCCGGATCACGCTCACGCATCCTTTCAATCTCATAAACCAATTCATCGGACAAAAACATATTATCTTTGTAGGTAGTAATCCAAGTGTCACAATCTTGCCTTGGGATGATGTCATCATATATCCAATGCACCGGGTCGGATGGATTGAAGTCCATAATGATGTTGTCGGTGGTACGCATATTGATTTGGCGAAAATCCTCAAGCAATAATTCGTTGGCTTCATTCAACACGGCAATGTTTCTTTTACGACCTCGGATTTTTTGTGGTTCATCAACCGATAAAAACTCGACAAGATGTTTGCCATACCTAAAAGTGTTCTCGGCTTTATTGTGATTGCCATCGAAATACATCCCGGTCTGTTCTAATATAGAAATAAAGTCCCTTTGAATAGAGCCTTTTAATGCCGGTAATGTTTTTCTGATAAGGGAAATGGTCAATGGCTCTTTTGCAGTCGTTAGAATGTAAGCTATATATTGACAAATTGCGTATGTCTTGCCACTCCGGGTTCCTCCCTGCAAAACCTTAAAACGTTTGTTTGAATTTATTAAATCGTAGAATTGGCGGTTGCACTTTTGTTCTACGACTCCGATTCCCTTTTTGCCGGTTTCCATTCAATTAGTGTTGACTTGATTCCGCCATCGTGTTTTATTTCTTGCCTTGTTCCATTTAGTCGGTGTGCCTCGTGTTCTTCTGAAATCATTTTCATCGCCGCAATTTGTAGTGATGGCGTTTCCGAATCAATCCAGTTGGATAGCATTTTAGTTTTTTTAGATATACGCATTTCCTCAACCGCCTTTTTTATAGTGTCCGATTGGTTCAATTCAAGATCATAAAAAGTGGTTTTAGAACAAGGTAAAAACGCAATTATATGCTCCATAAACATCAGTTTGTGTTCTTCGATAGCAATCAAAGCCTTTTTTTCAAGTTCTTTTTTATCGTATGCCATTATTTGTCAATGTACCAATTAATATTGAATCCAAATATCCCAATGAACACTTGAATCGTGTGTTTAAAATCTTTTTCCTCATCAATACCTAAAAGGTCATCATTAGAATAATTAAAACCAACCGTAAAACCGTAGAGGGGAAAAAATTCAACTTCAAACATCTTTAAATTTTTTGTAAAGGTAAATATAAAATTCTTTCCACTTGGTGTCATACTCTTTTTTGGAATATGTTTTGCCGGATGTTTTAGGTTGTCCGTTTATCTCATAAACTAAAATAAACTCTTTTCCTTTAGGTTTTGGATAGCATCGGATGGAGTTGTTTTCACACCATCGGAAAGCATCAAAATACTCATTTAGATTCATTAAAATAGTTTTAATTGGTTTTTGTTATTTAATTTGTAATAATGTAAACTGTTTTCGGAAGCGGTTGTCCACTCTAAATTTTCTAATTTATTATTTAATGGGTTTCCATCTAAATGATTTACAATTAAATATTTTTTTTTATTAGGATTATTTAAAAAAGTACAAGCAACAATTCTATGTACATAAAAGTTTTTAAAACCCATTCTATTTTTTTTACTCCAATGTCTTTTTGATTGATAACTCATTTCTTGAGTTGTAATGGAATTTTTTAAACTGACTTGACAATAATTACCACGATGCTTATTAGGTTGTATTTTTATAAATTTAGTTGATTTAACACTCCATATTTGACCAAGTCGATTCACTAAAAAATCATCAAAATGCAATTCAGTTAAATCATTTCGCCAAACCTTGATATTTACAAGTTCTTTATTAACATCATTATCAAATAAATCCAATTGTCTGTTCATTAAAAAGGTATTGTGTCTTTTACGACTGTAATTCTGTTTTTCTTTTCATCGATAGGTTTATACACCCCCCCATTTTTAAAGTCCGGTGCCACGGTGAAATATCCTTGTTTTCCGTTTTCTTTTCTTTTTACCTTTTGGATATGCACTTGCACCGAATCAGATTCATATTTTGTCATCTCGCCAATTGAACGGTAAACGGTTAGACAATTATAAGACTTATTAAAAAAATCAGATGACCCGGATATATCATACGGCGTTGGTATTTTAAAAACGCCATTGTCGGATTCCATTTTCCTTGGGTGTGCAACCAAAAAAAGATGGGTGTTTGTTTGCTGTACAAATTGAGTAATTTCCGAAAGTACCCGACCGACATAAGAATGGTCTTTTTGTGCCGAATGGTCGAGCATATTCCAAGGGTCAATTGTTAAAACGTTGACCCCTTTTTGAAAAACGAGTTCCCTGAATTTATCAAGTATCGATTTTAGTGTAAGATTTTGAAGGTCTATTTTCACAAAGTAAAAATGTTCTTCAATGAAATTTTTTGTCCGATTTAAATCATCAGTTGTGCAATGTTTTTCATTTAGCTTATTTGCCAATCGTTTTATATGGCTTTCATAAGGAAACGATTCGGGTGAAAAGTATGCCGTTCTAAATCCATATTTAAGGGCAAGATTGCAAGATATTTGATCGACAAAGTCTGACTTTCCTGAATTGGGTATTCCAGTAATGGTTGACCACTCCCCAAAAGCCATTTTAAACCACTCATCAGAGTCCGCAAGTTGAATTGAGTAGTTGACTATCCCTTTTTCATTATAATTGATTACATCTTGCCAAATGTCGTTGATATTTATCACCCCCTCAAGTGGAAATGATTTGGTTTCTTTTAATATTGACCGAAGTGTTTCTGCACCTTTTTCTGTTAGCACCTCGTTAGCATCTTTATACTCTCCAAAGTCAACATATTTACAACGGTAATTTCCAAACCTCCGAGCGAGTTCATTTCTAAGTGATAACCCGGCATCATCGTTGTCGGTGCATAATACTATTTCCTTTTTGTCTGTAAAGTATTCAAAACAGTTGTCAAGATATTCAAGGCGTTGGTTTCCCTTAGATGCACCATTGGGAACGCTACAAACGGAATAAATCCCTGATTCCGATAGCGACAATGCATCCATTTCGCCTTCAACAATGTAAATGGTGTCCATTTCCTTGATGTTGTCAATGCCATAAAATATAAGTTCGGCACCGCTTACCATTTTAAAATTCTTTTCGCCATCTCGGAATTTGGTGTTGATTAGTTCGCCATTTCGATGGTAATTGAAATTGATAGCTTTTCGCCTTTTATCTACTTGGGGAAAATATTCAGTCGATTCGCCAATTTTCCAATGTGATAGTGTTGCCGTAGATATACCCCTTTTAGAAAACCATCCAATTGTCCGGTCAGATAATTCGATTTTTGTTTCAATCGGTTTTATGTATTCTTTTTTAGGCTTAAATTTTACATTTCCTGACCAATTACAATGGTGGCAATTGTAAACACCCTTTTCGATATTGACCGAAAGACAAGGGTCGGATTTGTTTTTTCTTGTGTGAGAACACTTTGGACATTTTGTTTTTTGTACGTTGGCATTTGATTTTAGTTCAATGCCAAGATTTTGAAATTCATCAATCATTTAATTTAAGTTTTAATAAGTTTAGTTGGTGGTGAAAATTAATAATTTCTTTTCGGATTTTGACATTTGATTGCGGAAAATCTTTTGATGTTTGTTTATTCATTCGAACACGCTGGATTTTTCCCATCTGAAAAATATCATCAACCTTAAAAAGAAATCCATCATTTCCAACGACAATCATCAAATATATCCTGATCGGGTCTTTTGTTTTATGTTTTAATTTTCTGAGATTGTCAATCTTTTGTTTTTCGATATACCATCGATCCCACATTTCGGAACGTTCCTTGACCTCCACAATCGTTTTTATATTGTTTGTATAGCCATAAATATCAAAAGGCGAAAACTCGTTTTCAGACAATTTAAAATCACCATATTTTAAAAGTGCATCCAAACACCTTTTTTCAGTTTGTTTTGTTTTGTTTTTATCGTAGTGCATCAAATTCCCTTCCTCCAAGTTTTTGAATTAGTTGTTCTAATTTTGGGAGTTTACCCTCTTTTGATTTTCTAAGTTCCGGAATGCTTAAAACATTCTTTTCCCAAAACGAATCCTTTCTTGCCTTATTTACAATCCACCAAAGTTGCCGTGGGTTGCAATTGTCTTTTTCATCTGCCAATCGAATAGTATCAAGCCACTTTATTTTTTGTGCCGTTGTTTTTGGTCTTGTCCTATCAGGAAACAATTCAATTATGGCATCATAACATTTAATATAGTTGTCCGCAAAATCAGACACTTTTTTGCTTGTTTTTGATTTGCGGTTATTAATATTTATATTATTATTACTATTTACTATACTATTATATAGGACATTTTTGTCTATACCCTCCCGACAATTTTGTCGTGACCTCCCGACAATTTTGACCATACGTTCAATCACTTTATTAGTGGAATCCCTTTTTATTTTTATTGATATATAATTGCAATCTTTTAATTCGGTGATCCATCTTGTAATTGTCCTTTTATCTACTTTGTAAAGTTTTGCAAAATAATCATTCAACGCCCAACATTGACCATTTTTACCTGAAAGGGCGGTTATTTCACCATAAAGTAATTTGGCATTGGGGGTCAATCTCTCATCATACCGAACATCTGCCGGGATGATTGCATAATAGTTTGGTTTCATTTTTATTCCTCGGTTATGTCTTTAAGTTGGTTTGAGAAAATTCTGAGTTCAACAAAAATATCTCGAAATTGTTTTATTGTGATTTTACGGTCATCGAATAGTTCAAAAAGTATTTCAAGAAAAAATTCAAATTCCGCCTCAGTCATCCTGCCAACGTAATCATATCGAATTGAAATGTCATCCATTGATGTATTGGTTCGCCAAACACGTTGGTCGATCTCGTTCCAAAATACGTTTTTAAATTCGTGAAAACTCATTTGCTAAACATTATAATTAAAACCGCAATACTCATAATCAAAGCATATATTCCACTAATATATTCAAATGTTTCCAAAATACTCATCAATTAGTTGTTTACAATCATCAAAATCATAAGAAACGGAAGTTTTCCAATTCTTGTTTTTAAGCGTTTTAAGACACTTTTCTTGGTTCTCGGTAGGTTTGTTAGGTTTTATCTTTAATTCGATGGCTAAGCCGTTAAAATCGGCATTAGGGTCAAAGCAAAGGATGTCCGGTACTCCAGCAACGCCTCCAAGTTTTTTAAACTTAAATCTTTCATACGGTGTTCGTTTACCTTCATTTGGACAATGAATCACAAATGCATCCGGATATTGCAGTTTGAAATAGTTCATCACGGCGTTTTGAAATTTGTCCTCTTTAGTTAGGTATTTATTAAAATTATTTGGCATAATGGTTTTTTCTATTGATTGAAATTTTTCTTTTAAAAATGGGTCTTGGTCAAACTTAAAAATGTTTTCAATTGTTTTTATGCCGTGCAAAACGGTGGCGTGATCAACTTTTACTTTTTCGCCAATAACACGATATGAAATAGGTCTGATGTGATCCCTTGACAATTTATAATAAATTGACCGGGCATCAACAAATTCTCTTAATCTTGTTTTTTTTGCAATGTCGAATCCAAAATAGTAATCGACTTCTTTTTTTATAAATTCGGTTGTAAGTGTTTCCATATTATATAATTAATGAACCATCCTTTGCCATTTCACTTGTTTCGTATCCATAAGCAATTCCGGTTTTTAAATAATGATTCCATTGTTCCAATGCGTTTTCGTAAGCCAATCGACCTTTGTCAATCATTTCATCGCTTAGTCCATACACAACAACCGAAAACGGATGCTTGGTTTCTATTGCAATAAAACGAAATCTCTTTGGGTCAAACCCTAATGCATCAGAATAAAATGCCGCTTGTAAGTGATACCCATAGTTGTAAACATCCCTTAAAAACGCCCTTGGACTGTTATCCTGACAAGTTTTAATGTCACTAATCCATCCATCCCCTTTGACATCCGGGCGTACTCGAATAGGTACATCATTATGTATGCCGTAATGCGACAATTCAACTTCACCTTTTGTGTAGAATATTGCCAAATCATTTTGCATAAACTGGCGTTTAATATTCAAGATAATATTTCCCGGTTGTTCCTTGTCATTGCTAATGTATAAAAGTTCCTTCCCCTTGTGATCGTCTTGTTGTTCTTTTCGCTTTTTCATATACCCTTCCCCTCTTGGTATATAATCAACAATGGCATATTTTTTATCAAATTCCTTTGGTTCAAGGATTGCCTCGTGTACTGCCGTTCCAAGTGCTAATGAATCACTTGAATAAGGTCTTTGGTTTAGCAAATGATAAACCGATTTTTTGTGGATTGTTTTCAGACCCGATGCGGAAATTTCCGGTCGTGAATGATAATTGTCGTTTGAGTCCTTTTGTGTTTTCATTTCTTTGATTGTAATACAATAAGTTTGGTATTGAGTTTTGCATTTTCAGTTTTCCAATAGTCCACCCGGCATTCCAAGTTTTCTATCTTTTCATTTTTTTCCTTTACAGTTTTTTCAAGGAATTTTATGCGTTCTTGCATAAATGATATGTCTGATTCAGGGGTTTCATCAATAATAAAATGCATCATAATAAAATATAAAAGCACCCCCGAAGGGGTGCGGTTAGTGTTTAAAATGGCAAATCGTTTTCCTCTTTTACCACTTCTGTTTTTGTTTCCCCACCCTTATAGGTGTCCAATTGAAAGTAAAGTCCCTTGTCCCCCACCTTAATATCAAACGCCAATTGCTTTTGACCGTTGTACTCTTTGAAATACTCAGATTGAGTTTTTGCCCACTCGACAAATTCATTCAAGGTAATTATCATTTTACCTTTTACAAATTCCGGTGCGTTTTCCCTTGGTGGGAATGTGATTAAACCTTTTGGATAAATCTTTTCGTTACTCATAATTAAAATATATTAGTGTTAGAATTAAAATTTGATTTTGGTGTTTGGGGTTTGCTTTGATTCATTTTTGCGTTGGAAATTTCATCATACGATGCAACCGAAGCATCAATACCGATTCCTAAATTACCCAATGCCCTACCTACGGCAGATGTTTCACAATTTTCAACGTGGGATGTTTTATTGATAAAACTGCTTCCCTCCTTTTCCATTGCCATACCGGTGGACATAATTTTTCCATCGGCATCAACAACAGTTGCTTTTATTATTATTGCCTTTTCATCACGATAAACAATGTCTGTGTCCATACCCCAACCTCGATATTGTGATGCAGAACGAAAATGCTTTATTCTCGTGTTTACCTCGACATAATCTTTGCCTTGGATTTTTGTTGTTTTTAGTTTTTGATTCATAAGTTTAGTGGTTTTAAATTGATGTTTAATTTCTTGAGTTTGTTGATATCATCAACGGTGAACCTCCCCGGTTCTTTTATCTTGGAATTTAGCGTTGGCAATGTAATGTCAAGACATTCCAAAACATCCAATTTGCGGATATGCAAACGCTTTATTTCGTTGATAAAATGGATTTCAAATTCGTTCATATAGAATATTTAAATGGGGGCA